GAATAAAGAAATACGGAACTACAATGGATAGAGATGATTTAACAAGAGATGAATGGATTACCCACATCTCCGAAGAATTAATGGATGCTTTGTTGTATCTCGAGAAACTTAAAAGACTATAACTATGAAACAATCAGCACTACAAAGAATATTGCGTATAATGAAATTTAACTATAACAGGGGATTAAATAGTGAAAGAGTAAACGCAGTTTATAGAAAGATTATAAAACTAAAATTAGAGGGTAGCAATTAGCTACTCTTTTTTTTTGTTAAAATTATGTTAATACTTGCACAATGTAAATAAGTTGTTTATATTTGTTTCAACATTAAAACCAAACAAAATGACAAAGCAAGAAATCAAAACAGAATTAGAAAATGTAATCTACGTTTTAGAAACATTAGAAAACGATTATGCAGCACTTAAACTAAAAGCTATACTATTAGCCTTAGAACAAGATTGGAATGAATCAGCTTACTTTACGCAAGAAATAGATACAATTCTAAACTATGAAGAAACTATGAGCAATTTAAACAATATAACTATATATGAATGAAGATGCAACAATAAAAATATTCAGTAGGATACAATCACTGGAGCGTGACTTGCAATGGATATACCAAGAATACTTCAATGCACAATTAAATGACGACCAGTTTATGGCAATGATAGATTCAACTGAAAGAGATATACAAACACACTATTACATTTACGACTTAATTATACAAGATGCAAGAAAAAATTAAAACATTCGACAACAAGATTTGGGACAAAAAAGAATTATTAGACAATATGTATGAAGATGACTTTTACTATGGTTATTTAGGTAAGCAGGCTTTATCTTCTTCAAGTTTAAAAATGCTAATACAATCGCCAAAGACTTACAAATACGTTACTAAATACGGTTCAGGTGAATCACAAGCTTTACGTGACGGTAAATTATTTCATACAATGATTTTAGAGCCACATAAAATTGACGAACTGGTAATTGTAGACGTTGCAACAAAAGCAGCCAAAGCCTATAAAGAAGCAAAAGAGCAAGGGCTTGAAGTTTATACTACAAAAGAAATTAAAGATGCTGAGCGGTTAGCTGATGCCTTATTAAGAAACGATGAAGCAGTTAGTTATATGAGCAAAGCACAATTTGAGATACCAGAAGTAGCAATGATTGACGGAATACCATTTAGGGCTAAAGCAGATATTTTAAAAGGCAACCAAATAATAGACTTAAAAACTACTACAGGGTTAAATGAATTTAGGTATAGCGCTGCTAAATATAGTTACGACCTGCAGGCCTATTTGTATAGAGAAATGTTTGGTGTAGATAATTTTGTTTTTGTAGCTATTGACAAAGGTAGTTTGGATATTGGAATATTTGAATGCAGTGATGAATTTTATGAAAGTGGCAAACGTAAACTTGAACAAGGTATAGAAAATTATAAGTATTTCTTTGGTGATGACCAAGTTGATTTGAACCAGTATGTATTAAGAGGAATACTTTAAAAAATAACAAATGGAAAATCAGATAAAAGAATTAATCTTAAGAGAGTTAAAAGTAGATATAACTGAAAACTGCAGGAAACGAGAAATAATTGAAGGCAGAGCATTATACTTCTATTTAGTAAGAAAGTTATATAAGAAAAGAAGCTTACAATCTATAGCAGCAGACTTCGATATGAATCACGCTACAGTAGTACATTCACTAAAGAACTTTTCAATGTATGAAGAATACAACACAAAGATATTAGACTGCAAGAATTTAATATTAAAACTATTGGGTGGTGAAGTAGAACAAGAACTATCACAAGAAGACATATTTAAGAAGAAGCTGCACGATTTAGAAAAGCAATTGAATGCACCAAGATATGAATACAAAATAATAGAAAACCTAAACAACCTATTAGAAGCTACTAAAGGAACAGAACAACACGAATTAATCACTTTACGATTAGAAGCATTCTATTCAATGAATAAAAACATTAGACTTTAAGATTATGACACCAAAAGAAAAAGCAGAAGAGTTAGTTAAAAAATTTGCTAAAAAATCCAATAATTTAAAACAAAGAACAGATTGGGATTATGACAAGCAATGTGCATTAATAGCAGTTGATGAAATAGTAAAACAACTTGAACAATACGGATATTACAAATCTTTAATGACTTATTGGGACGCAGTTAAACAAGAAATAGAAAAGCTATGAAGTATTTAGTTATAATTGCACTATATGAACTAATAAGGTCAAAAGTAATTTGGCTATGGTATTACTTAATTAACAAAGGCAAATGAAAAATTCAGATATAAGCAAAATATTGCGAGAAGCGAATAACAATAATATTTATCTATGGGACTTACCAAGACCTAAATGGAAACAAGAAGACTTTGATGTATTAAACGCTATAAAGAATGGTGCAAAGTATAAAACTAAAAAGATTCTGATAGATGATTTAGGACTATCTGATAAAAGTTTAAAGATGCAGAAAGAACAATCACATAGAATGAAACCTATTAGAAGAAAGTCTGATGGTAAAGTATTTAGTGGTATGATACAACTATGTAGGGAAACAGGATTAAATCGTTCATCATTATCTTTAGCTTTGAATAACAGACCTAATGGATTACAGAAATACAAAGATGAATATGAATTCATTTAACAACTATAAGTTTTATTTATTATAGAATTGAATAAACAAATTTTTTTCTATGGAAACAAAATCTAACAAAGGTGGAGCAAGAGCAGGAGCAGGTCGTAAACCTGTAGCTGATGAAAAGAAAGTAAACGCTATATTTGTACAGGCTTTAAAAGAACTATATAACAAAGAAACCGAAGAAGAAACTAAAATAGCATTCGTAAAGAATACTTTAATGGATTCACAACGTGGTCAATTGTTTATAGCTGAACATATATTTGGTAAACCAAAAGAAATAGTTGAAACTACTCACAATATTAATGACTTCAATATAAAAGATATATTCAAAATTGATAAGTCTAAATAACAAATACAATCTACTCGGTAGTGAGAGCCGATACTTTGTAATAACAGGCGGAAGGGGTTCAGGGAAATCATATTCTTTGAACTCGTTTCTGCTATTGTTAACTTATGAAGTAGGACACGTTATACTATTTACACGTTACACTTTAACATCTGCAAATGTGTCTATCATTCCTGAATTTATAGATAAGATAGAATCAGCTGATTTAAGCAACGATTTTTATATTACTAAGGATGAAATAGTAAATCTAAAAACAGGGTCTAAAATACTCTTTAAAGGTATTAAAACGAGTAGTGGTACACAGACTGCATCACTTAAATCTTTGGCTGGTGTAACTACTTGGGTATTGGATGAAGCAGAAGAACTAACTGATGAAGAAGTATTTGAAAAGATAGACTTCAGTATTAGAACAAAAGGTGTACAAAATAGAGTGCTACTTGTATTGAACCCTGCAACAAAAGAACACTTCATATATAAGAAGTTCTTTGAAGATAAAGGAATCCAAGCAGGTGCTAATTTAATTAAAGGTGATACTACATACATACATACAACGTATTTAGATAACATAGAAAACCTATCAGAATCTTTTATAAGTCAAATAGAAAACATTAAACAAAGACGACCTGAAAAGTACAAGCATCAAATTATGGGTGGATGGTTAGACAAAGCTGAAGGTGTAATCTTTAACAACTGGACTATTGGAGAATACAAACAAGTAGGTGCTTCTGCTTTTGGTCAGGATTTTGGATTTAGTAATGACCCAACTACATTAGTAGAATGCAATATAGACACCGCTAATAAAAAGATATACATAAATGAAAGATATTATCTACCTGCATTAACTACTTCACAGATTTATCAGTTAAATAAGCAACACTGTTTAGATAGTTTGATAGTAGCTGATTCTGCTGAACCAAGATTGATATCTGAATTACAAACTTCAGGATTGAATATAGTACCTGCAATCAAAGGGCAGGGTTCGGTTACATTTGGAATAGCATTGCTACAAGATTATGATTTAATAATTACACCTGAATCTATTAATTTAATCAGGGAACTAAATAACTATTGTTGGTTAGAAAAGAAATCTAATACACCTATAGACAACCATAATCACTTGATAGACGCTTTAAGGTACATTGTATCATATCAATTAGAAAATCCAAACAAAGGAACTTATTACGTTTATTAGACAGACAAATGACATACGCACAAATCATAGCCACAATACAATGTTACATTCATCACGTTAAAGGTATTGAAGTACCAATTAACCTACCAAGAAATATAGGTGAGATAAAGAAGATGCAAAAGATGTATCAAGTAGCACAGGAATATTTAAGGGTATAGCATTAAAATATATTTTTGTTTTAAGGGTATTGCCTGAAATGTTAAAGTTTTGTTAAAATTTGCAAATAGTTTTGTATTGTTAATAACTGATGTATATTTGTAATCAGATAACAACAACGAAGTTTTTATCTTAACACTTTTCACTTATGGCTTTACATTATGTTATTTTCGATGGTTCTTCTGCTTATGTTGTTGACGAGCAAGATATGTTAAATATCACTCGCAAAGACGTAGATACTGAAGTTGTATTTAAGTCTATGAGTTTAGACAAAGCTTCTGATTTTGCAGATGAATATAATGACAGTCTTTAATTAGGCTGTTCATTTTTTAATAACGTTCATTGTCAATGAACATATAAATATATTGAACTATGGAATACTACGACTATCAAAACGAATATCCTGAAAATGAATGCAGGTATTGCGGTGAAGCTTGTGAAAAAACATATTGTAACAAACAATGTGAACGAGCAGATGAAGATTAAGTTTTAAATAGGTTGGTTAAAGAGGTGGTCAGAAATGGCTGCCTTTTTTATTATATGCTATTACGTATAAAAATGCTTTATAGTTCATTATTATATGCACAAACGTATATATGTATAGTTTTACCAACACTAAATGCTTTATAAAGCATTAATGATTGTTATTACACACAAAACAAGCTATATTGTGTTAAATAACGGACACTTAATACAATAATGTAAAATATTTATTAATAAAGAAAAAACAACAATGAAGATAGAATTAACAATACCAACAACGCTAAACGATATAAAACTGGCACAGTACCAAAAGTTTTTAGCTATTGCAAAAGACAATGAAGAATCAGAATTTTTGCAGCAAAAGATGGTGCAATTGTTTTGTGGTATAGATTTAAAAGATGTTGCACAAATTAGATACAAGGATGTTGCTGAAATTACTGCTAATATTAACAATCTATTTACTAAAGAAAATAAGTTCATACAACGCTTTAAAATGGGTGGGGTAGAGTTTGGATTCATACCTAACCTTGACGATATGAGTACAGGTGAATATATGGATTTAGACAATTACATTACTGATTGGGACACTATGCACAATGCAATGGCTGTATTATATAGACCAATTACAAATAAGTTAGGCAACAAATATCAGATAGAAGAATACAAAGGTTCTATAACGTATGCGGATGTAATGCGTCACGCACCATTAGATGTAGTGTTAGGGGCTATGGTTTTTTTTTACACTTTAGGGAACGACTTATTGAAAAGTACGATAAACTATTTGGAGGGGAATCAGGAGGTGCAGAATATTCTGACCAAGCACAATTTGGAAAACGTTGGGGATGGTATTCAAGTATCTATGCTCTTGCTCAAGGAAACGTTAGAAGATTTGATGAAGTTTCCAAGTTACCAATCACCCAAAGTTTAACTTGGCTAACATTTGAAAAGGAGAAAACAGAAATAGAAATGAAATTAATAAATAAAAAATAATGAAAGGATTTTACGAAATAAGTCAAGCAATCAAAAAC